ATGTGTATCATGAAGTAAACTGGTATGCACCCAAACTCAAGAACGGTCAGATGTTGGCCGTGCCATTAAACGATGATGCAGAACCTGACTGTGTTTACTTTGTGAAAGACGTCAGTCGCAACTGTGAGATTGTCGACTACACCAAGGCTTGGTAATATGCCCTATACTGAACCTGAAATATTTGAAATAATTAATCGTCTATCCCGAGTATACTTAGAAAGTTATCCAGACGATCGGGAGGGGCTTGAACGTTTTTTACGTTGGGCACATTTGCAGTATGGCTACAAGTATGGGCAGTCTTAAGCCAGGTGCCACATACATTTACGAAAGTCCAGATGGAGGAGAAACTGTGTATGCTCGCGAAGCAGGTTCTACGGAGCGTCACATGATTGGGCAAAGCACAAAGGCTGCAGGCCTAGTAAAAAACCTTGAACAAGACCGGTTGTGGGGCAACATTCGTCGAGCCGCCGAAACCAATACCGCTTTACAAGATGCCCTGGACCGTGCTATACTGATTTATAATTTAAGCAAACATGAGTGAAAAACTAACCATTGCCAATGAAATGCGGCAGTTCGATCGCAAGAACAGAAACTTCTACGACGAGCTTACCGACGAAGAAAAGAAAAAGTTTTCAACCTATCTCATGATCCGCTGGGGATCCGCGGTAGAAGGCTCACGCGAACTACAAGAGTTCTATGTTATTGCTTGTAACGAACGATTGAACAAGCACTTCTTTAGCGTGAGCAAACACCCCAAACTACAATGGCTCATGGCCACAAGTGTAAGTCCTGACATGGGAACACCCAGACACGTTTGGATTGCTCCCAAGAAAAAAGAGGCAGGGCTTAGTGCCAAACGCCGAGCACTCATGGCTATCTATCCACACTACAAAGATGATGAAATAGATGTCATGGCACAGATAACAACCCAAAAAGAAATTGACGAATACAATCGTCTAGCAGGCAATGACAAGAAATGACATTCACGTGCGAATACTGCAAGAAGACTTTTGCTAGAGAAACCAGCATAGCAGTTCACATGTGTGAACCCAAACGCAGAAGATTAAACAAAGATGAACCGGGGGTGCGATTAGGTTTTCAAGCATACATCAAGTTTTATGAAACCATGCAAGGGTCTGCCAGGAACAAAACACACGATGATTTTTGTGAGAGTGCATACTATAGAGCCTTTGTTAAATTTGGACACTACTGTGTAAACACTCGGGTAGTAGCACCAGATCGGTTTATGTCATGGTTGCTTAAAGAACAAAAGAAAATAGACCATTGGTGTAGTGATCGAGTGTATACAGAGTACCTTATGCAATACCTGTTGGTAGAAGCAGTGAACGATGCTCTAGCCCGTGCAATAGAACACAGCATGCGTTGGTCAGAAGAAACAAACAATCCTTCTCATGATTGGTTGCGGTATGGTAACACTCATGCATTGTGTTACGCTGTCACAGCCGGCCGTATTTCACCTTGGGTAATTTACAATTCAGAATCAGGACAAAAGTTCTTGAGTGAGTTGTCGGCACAACAGGTCGCAATAGTTTGGCCCTACATTGATAGTGACGCTTGGCAGAAAAAGTTCCATGATTACCCAGCGGATCAAGAGTATGCCAAGGAAATTTTAAAGCAAGCAGGATGGTAATATGATCAAAAACATTTGGCACAATGGACCTGGTATTCATGTAGAAATAAATGCTTCTGGACCTTCTTTTCCTATGACCACGTCTGACTCTGGACGGGTTCGTTATAATGGCAGTCTTAAAGCAATGGAAACATATGACGGCTATGCCTGGGTCCCAGTGGGTACCAACGCCATGGTTGGATTAACTGCTGACTATATTGGTGCAATTGAGTGGGCAAAAGCAAAACGTGAACAAGAACAAAAAATTACACGTCGTGCCGAACTGGACCCGGTTGTGCGTGATGCACTAGACGCAGTAGAAAAAGCACAGGAACAATTACAAATGGTCATGGAGTTGACTGAAAAATGAAATTATTATTATGTGGTGATAGTTTTAGTTACGATCATAAACTTGAGCATAGCTGGCCAACTAGATTATCTCAAGTGCACCAAGTTGATAATCTAAGTCAATGTGGGTGTGGTGAATACAAAATAAGATTACAAATTGCATCACGCAATCTTGACAATTACGATGCTGTAATGATTTTTCATACTAGCCCAAATCGAATTTATTATAATCAGTTAAACAATATGTATGTTGACAATTATCATGGCCAAGCTGATTTTTTGTTTACTGATGTAGAACATCATCGACACTCAAATAAACTGGCACAAACAGCCTATGATTATTTTGTAAACATATTCGATGCTACATATCATTCATATGTTCATAATTTAATTTGTGCCGAGATTGATCAAATAACCAAACCATACTGTATATATCATTTCACAGCATTTGATTACTCAACATTATATCAATTTGACAATAATCTAATAGATTTGTATAATATATGGCAGGCCAATCGCGGGAACATAAACCATTTGAATCCAGCGGGCCATCAAGAGTTTTTTAAAAAGATAACAGATACAATAACAATATGAGCGCAGATATTGACATTGACTTTGCCAACAGAGAAGATATACTGAAACTGATTCGGCATACTCCAGCACGACAAAGTAATGGGCAAAAGCAAAACGTGAACAAGAACAAAAAATTGCACGTCGTGCCGAACTGGATCCTGTTGTGCGTGACGCATTAGAGTCAGTAGAAAAAGCACAGGAACAATTACAAATGGTCATGACATTAACAGATGTATAAAAAACTTGCGACCTAGTTCGTGCATCCAGTTACTGGCTGCTGACCAAATATAGTAAGGGCATGAGTTGGGTATTAGTATTAAGGAAATATAATGAAAATAGCTATTGATTATCAAGGTAGAACATACGGAAGATTTTTAGAATTTGTGTGCAACACATTACTAGGAATAACTACCGGAACCCCGTTTTATCGTGGGTGGGTTGGATATGTCGATATCAACGGAAAAAATTATGCAGGAGATAAAGTATTTGAAGCAAATCAACATTTCTTCCTTCCAAAAGACATTGAAGCCGAAAAAGTAATAAGCATACAGTTTGATATTAACGATTTATTACCAGTTCAACAAACAAATTTGTTAGTGGAAATTCCTTACGGATATGACATGATACCAATAGAAATTAATACTTACAATAGATTCAATGAAATAAAAGGGTATCGAGACATATTGCAAAATTTGTCAGACAATTTTTTTAAAAATCAAATTAAAGAAAGTTATAATGCAGTTAGAGATCCGTCTTGGCCCGATGTAACCACTATTGCAGAATTTGAAAAATTGCCTGATATAATTAAACAAGAATGCATCGAACAACATAAATTAGAGTTGTTAGAGTTTTCGGCAGATTATCCTGATTGTCCGAGACAAATACTGCGAGAGTTTTTCCAAATTGGATTTTCTAAACCTGAACAGCATGGATTAATTCTTAGTCAAAAGAAAATGCAATACCAGGAAGACAAGCAAGTATACATATTTCCATTTAGATGTTTTTATAACAAACATGATTTTTTAGAACAAATAGAAAAGATTACAGAATGGGCAGGAATACCTCACAACTATCAACAAAAGATTGAACTATTGCATGATGAATTTTTACAAAAAGAACCTTATAGAAATTCAAAAGCCAAATGTGACATGATTATCAACATAATACAAACCGGAATAAGAGAGTCTTGGCCCAAGTACGAAATAACCGAATCATCTGCAGTATCAGAATTAGATGTGGTAGAAGAAGCCTATATAAACGCCGCACTTGGTCAAGATTGGTTTCAATGAGCGCAGATATTGATTTAGACTTTGCAAATCGTGAAGATATATTGAAACTTATTCAACATGTTCCTGCACGACAAAGTAATGGGCGAAAGCACAACTCGGGAATATATGTTACCAACATACCACGTGATCCATTCAATGGTTGTGCGGCATTAGATTACGAAACAGCAGAACAACGTGGATACTTTAAACTAGACTTCTTGAACATGAGTGTGTATCAGTTGATACAGAATCCGGCACACTATCAACAAATGCTAGATCAAACACCACCTTGGTCACAACTTTGGGCGGACCGTGAGTGGGCCAGTAAACTAGTACATATAGGCAATTACACAGATTTACTAAAGGTAATGCGGCCAGATAGTATACCCAGGATGGCAGCCTTTATATCTATCATACGTCCGGGCAAGGCACATTTACAAACACGCCCGTGGGACGAAGTATTTTCTAGTGTGTGGGACGGAGATGAATCACAAGGATTTGTGTTCAAACACAGTCATGCAATTTCTTATGCAGCCTTGGTTGCGTTACATATGAATTTAATCAGTCAAGACGTCGCACAAGTGTAATTGATTTTCTCTTGCCTTTTTTACGGGCAATGTCCAACAAACTACAAGCCGGACCGTGTAAGATTTCTAAATCTTTGTTGACAAAAGTACGTAGGGTGGGACGGAACTTTTCCCAGTCTCGCCGCAGGAATATGTTGATGGGAATTGAACGATTACTCTCCCACCACCAGGTTGACGCTAGTTCTAAAAACTCCATCTTGAGCTCTTGTGTTTGAACAACGCCAAAGTCATAGATGGTGGTCACAATATCATCCCTGTTTTGTACAACACCTACATATTCTGCATTGGCGTACATGCACAGCGTTATAAACGGATATTTTTCAGTTAATTTTTCAAAGATATTGTTTCCCATTGCGGTTATTTATGGGTTGCTAATTTTGGACAAACTAAATATAAGATGTATTCCACCACCGCTTATCTTTATCAACAAATCGTCCGTGTACTGCTAGTAGACACCAGCGGCGGATACTTTACTCAGAGGTATGACCCAGTGTACGCAAAACAACTAACAATCAACAAGGGAGTAGACAATGTGCTACTCTTTGAATTTATAAATCAGGACCAGAAACCTGTGAACATTGCAGGATCCAGCTTTGTTTTCCGGGTGGTAAATCAAACCGGAGACGAGTTATTGATTACCAAAGACATGGAAATCCTGAGTTCGGCCCTGGGCCGTGTCAAAGTAGTGCTCGACAACGAAGACACTATCAATCTCCAAGCACAGCCTGCCAGTTACAGTATACAAAGATCAGCAGGAAACTACGTACAAGCGGTATACACAGATGCCAATAGCCAGGCAAGAGCAGATTGTAATATTGTGGATAGTGTATTTCCGCAACACATACCAGCCAGAGAATGTACTGTGCCTGACATGTATGGCAAAATCAACTTCATGGGCACAGCACCCACACAATGGCCGGACTGGGCACTCACACCACAACCTATCAATGCTATCCAACAAACAGAATTCTTTTCCAGTTACATGCCCACAAACGGTGCAAGTCTAACCACAGTCAAATATGACATAGTGGGATTTACTGGCACAGTCAAAGTACAAGCCGCACAAAACTATGAATCAGTTTGGTATGATGTTACTGAGTCTAGACAATATCTTTGTGAAACCATAAGTGATTATATCAATGTTGCGGGATTCCATCCGCTGTTGAGATTGGGATTAAACAACTCAATTGGATTTGGAGCATCTGGCAACGTTACTGTGGTCAATGGATCAGTGACGGGCATCACTGTTCAAAATCCCGGATACAATTATGTGGCACCACCTTACATCCAAATTTTGGGCAATGGGTCAGGAGCTGAAGCAACATGTACTCTTGGCAGTACCGGAGTTGGTGCGGTCACAATAGTCAATGGCGGTTCAGGTTACTTACCAATCCAATTTGGCAGTAGCGTATCAGCAACGGCGGTATTCACAAACGGCAAGATAGAAAACGTTCAATATCGTTGATTTAGTACAGTAAATCTGTTATACTGTACAGATGCTTGACATCCTAACATATCTACCTGCAAAAAGAAAAGCCACACCGGGCGGTTGGTTGAGCTTCAATGCAGTATGTTGCACTCACAATGGCAACACACAGGACCGTCGTCAACGTGGCGGGATCAAACAAACTGAACAGGGATGGAGTTATCATTGTTTCAATTGCGCATACACAGCCAGTTTTATCCTTGGCCGGAATCTTTCCTTTAAGGCCCGCAGGCTCTTGACTTGGCTGGGTGTGCCCGAAGCAGAAATAGAACGTGTAAATTTGGAGAGTATGCGACATCGCAGTATCAATGGCATACTACAAGAACGCCGACAAACATTTGATGCACTTGCTGGCATCTCTTTTCCAGAATTTGAACTGCCTGCATTTTCAGTAGTGTGTACACCCAAACATACAGAAGCATGGCAATATCTTAGAAATAGATCAGCACCTGTAGATTATCCTTTCATGGTTACCGATCCTGATAACGGATCTATTGGTGTAGGAGCATCTTTAAGATCATATGTGATTGTTCCATTCACTTACGATAATTCTGTAGTGGGATTTACGCAACGATTTTTAGATGACCGTACTCCCAGATACATTAATCAAACACCGCCGGGTTATGTATTTGGCACAGATCTACAACATGACACCTGGACTCATGTGTTAGTAACAGAAGGCATATTTGATGCATTGACTATTGGTGGTTTAGCAGTAATGCATAATACCATAAGCGATACTCAAGCAAGACTCATACGCAGTCTGGGCAAAGAGGTAACTGTTGTGCCGGACCAAGATGTTGCAGGCATGGAATTGGTAGACCGTGCTGTGGAATTGAACTGGGCAGTGAGCATGCCCGAGTGGCCAGAAGGTTGTAAAGATGTAAATGATGCAGTGATAAAATTAGGAAAATTAGGCACATTGCTAACTATAATGCAATCAAGAGAAACCAGTAAGATAAAAATTGAGATGAGAAAAAAATGGCTATTAAAAAAATTCTAATCCTTGCTATGCCACGAACTGGAACAACAATCATACAAGAAATTCTGTCACGAGAATTTAGAATTGCAAATTTGTCTGAACCTTTTGCTAGATATATTAGAAAAACAGATCCTAGAAAAGATTATCCCCCAGATAACGACCCTTATCAATGGGTGGCCAAAGAAACTTCTGGTATTTTTAAATTGTTGTCCACAACGCTAGATCACTTTGATTTTGAAAAAATAATTTCAATTGCTAAATTTGATCACGTGATCATGATCGAACGTAAAAATCTAGTGGATGGATTATTGAGTTTAAAATATGCAGAACTAACTGATAAGTATCATTGTTTCCGGGGAGAAACTATTATCCCGCAACAGTTTGGCGTAGACCAGTTTGATTTTGGACTATGGGATAGATCTTATCGGCTATACAATGAATCTAAAAATCTCATAATCAATTCAAATATTTCCTATGATTTAATAAGCTATGATGATTTTGTAGCAGATATACCACAGTACGTTGCAGGACATTTATTGCAACAATCTAAAGCGTCGGGAAATTACAATATTATACCAAATGATTTATGTTATAAAGATTTATGCATAAATTATCAGGAAGTTGAAACACACATAAGGAATACAACTTGTTAAAAGATTACGGACTTGAGGTCCAACGATTATTCCTAGAGATGATGTTGGAGGATGCGGCCAGTTACGTGCGTGTTCAAAACATCTATAACCCTGCAAACTTTGACCGCAGTCTTAGACCTGCGGCTGAGTTTATCAAGGAACACAGTGACAAGCACAAGACCATGCCTGACAGGACACAGATTTTGGCCACAACTGGGATCAAACTTGCCCCGGTACCAGAACTAAACGAAGGGCACTATGACTGGTTCATGCAGGAGTTTGAATCATTTACCAAGCGTCAAGAACTTGAACGTGCAATCTTAAAGTCCGCAGACTTGTTGGAAAAAGGTGAGTTTGAACCGGTAGAGAAACTGATCAAGGATGCTGTACAAATAAGTTTAACCAAGGACATGGGCACAGACTATTTTGCTGATCCAGCAGGTCGTATCAACAAGTATTTTAATTCAGGTGGACAAGTATCAACAGGTTGGCCACAACTGGATAGATTGTTGTATGGTGGATTTAGTCGCGGTGAACTAAACATCTTTGCCGGCGGATCCGGATCAGGCAAGAGTCTTGTGATGATGAACATTGCACTCAACTGGTTGCAACAAGGGCTAAGTGGAGTTTATGTCACACTAGAATTAAGTGAAGAACTTACTAGTTTAAGAACAGATGCTATGTTAACAAACATGAGCACTAAAGAGATACGCAAAGACATTGGCACAACAGAACTCAAAGTCAAACTTGTGGCCAAAAAGTCTGGACAGTATCGAGTTAAAGGATTACCGGCACAAAGCAACATCAACGACATTCGCAGTTATATCAAAGAAGTACAGATACAAACCAATATAAAGGTTGACTTTATCATGGTAGACTATTTGGACTTGTTGATGCCGGTGAGTGCTAAAGTTTCGCCCAATGACTTGTTTGTTAAAGACAAGTATGTTTCAGAAGAACTGCGTAACTTGGCCAAGGAATTGGGTGTGCTAATGGTCACAGCAAGTCAATTGAATCGTAGTGCTGTGGAAGAGATTGAGTTCGATCACTCGCATATTTCGGGTGGCATATCCAAGATCAATACTGCTGACAACGTGTTTGGTATTTTTACAAGCAGACACATGAAAGAAAAGGGCAAGTATCAAATTCAATGTATGAAGAGTCGTAGTTCAACAGGAGTTGGCCAAAAGATTGATTTAGAATACAATATTGAAACCATGCGTATTACAGATGCAGGTGGAGAAGAAAACGGTTACAACAAGCCCACAACAAACATCATGGATTCGATCAAGGCACGCAGTCAAGTCCGTGCCGACGAGGATGGTGTTGTAGATGAGAACGCACCTGTAAAGTGGAACCGTCCCGAAGGTATCAGTGCTTGGGAAAAACCTCCACAAGAAACCAGCAAGGTATCAGCAGATGTTCAGAGTGCAAAACTAAAACAGTTATTAGGACAAATTAAATCTCAATGACATGCATTGACATTTATAAAAATATAAACATTGTTGCTCGGCAAAATGCACTAGCAATTTCGCCTTGTTGTATATCGCCTATACGCCCATTTGAAGTAGTTGATTTTTTGAAAAACGAATACCTTGTTAGTCTTCGCAATGAGATATCTACTGGGAAGTTACCGACAGCATGTGGTATTTGTAAAAATGCCGAATCTGCTGGACTAACAAGCCGACGGCAAGGTAGCAACTCTTGGTACAAAGACCACAACCTTAACAACAACAAGGTTGAGTTAATTCGCATGGATTACTGGACTGGTGATACATGTAATTTGGCCTGTGTAATATGCGGACCGCATAATAGTAGTGTATGGAAGCAAGAACTTGGGCTACCCAAGGAATTACAAAAATCAACGGCCAATCAGTTTTGGAAAACCGTCGACTTGAGTAATATACAATTTATACATTTCAATGGCGGCGAACCGTTGTTGAGTAAAGAGCATGTAAAATTGTTACATGCTGTTGAGCATAAAAATCAAGTACACTTAAATTACAACACTAATGGAACTATATTACCAAATGAAGAGTTGTTGAATTTGTGGGAGCAATTTAAGTTAGTGCAACTTGATTTCAGTATCGATGACGTCGGTGAAAGATTTGAATACCAACGGTTCCCTGCAAAGTGGGCTCAGGTAACAGATAATTTGCAATGGTATATTGATAATGCGCCGCATAATTGTATGTTTGCAATCAATACATCGGTTGGTATTTTAAATCATGCTAACCTGGACAAATTGCTAACATGGCTGCAACATAATTTCCATACCACAAGATTTACAGACCCAATAGAGTATAGACAACAACTAACCCAGGGCGTGTTTGCATTAAAAGATGCAGACAAAAGAAAATCCAAAATAATTGCTACCCTAGATTCTATTGATCAACGCCGTGGAACAAATTATCGCGCCATATTTCCGGAATTGTTTCAGCAGATGTTCAGAGTGCAAAACTAAAACAACTGCTGGGACAAATCAAATCAAATTAGGCCGCAACGCCTTTGATCACAGCAAAGTTGATAATAGGTGCTTCACTAGTGACACCACCAGTGGTCCATACAGTTATGTTAGCACTGCCACCTGTTGCACCTATTTGTGACACAAGTAAATTATACAAGTTGGTACCAGATCTTTGATTCAGGATCACGACATCAGTGTTTGCTATTGCACTGTTGGTGAGTGTGAATGTGGTAGGAGTAGTATTTCCTGCAACCGTGAACAATACAATATTGCCAGTGACTGTGTTTAATGTAACTCCTGTTGCACGACTTGTGCCCTGAGTAACTGTTCCGCCAGCACCGGTTGCATATCCTATACCTGCAGTTGGATAGTTTGATTTAATAGAAAATGCTGACGTGATACTTGAAGTGGCTGATATTGTTCCAGTGGTCAATGCATAACCAATGGAGACATTACCACCAGTGATATTGCCACTAGAGGTAGTAATATTACCTGTTGCTGAAATCAATCCACCAGTCAAGATGTTTCCAGCAAATGTTCCCATACCTGCAGAGAAATTATTAATACTATACATCGAAACTGTGGCGCCGCCATAATTTGCCACATACACAAATCTACCAGTTGGGTCAACAGTTACGCCGTATGGAGTAGTTCCTGTGGCAACAGCAGTGGTTATGCTGGTCAATGCACCGGTTGACTGATCGATGCTGTACATTGAAACTGTGCCGGCGGTACTATTTGCCACATACACAAATCTACCAGTTGGGTCAACAGCCACGGCGTATGGACCAGTTCCCGCGGCAACAGCAGTGGTTATGCTGGTCAATGCACCGGTTGACTGATTGATGCTGTACATTGAAACTGTTGCACCGCCATAATTTGCCACATACACAAATCTACCAGTTGGGTCAACAGCTACGCTGAGTGGACCAGATCCTGTGGCAACAGCGGTGGTTATGCTGGTCAATGCACCAGTTGACTGATTGATGCTGTACATCGAAACTGTGTTGCCGCTACTATTTGCCACATACACAAATCTACCAGTTGGGTCAACAGCTACGTCGTATGGTCCGGCTCCTGCGGCAACAGCAGTGGTTATGCTGGTCAATGCACCAGTTGACTGATTGATGCTGTACATCGAAACTGTGCCGCCGCTATTATTTGCCACATACACAAATCTACCAGTTGGGTCAACAGCTACGCTGATTGGACCAGTTCCTGACGCAATCGCGGTGGTTATGCTGGTCAATGCACCAGTTGACTGATTGATGCTGTACATCGAAACTGTGTCGCTGGTATTATTTGTCACATACACAAATCTACCAGTTGGGTCAACAGCCACGCCGTATGGACCAGTTCCCGCGGCAACAGCAGTGGTGATACTGGTCAATGCACCAGTTGACTGATTGATGCTGTACATTGAAACTGTGGAGCCGGTACCATTTGGCACATACACAAATCTACCAGTTGGGTCAACAGCTACGTCGTATGGTCCAGTTCCTGACGCAATCGCGGTGGTTATGCTTGTTAATTCACCGGTTCCTTTATATACTATTCCTCGAGGAGCTACCACTTGATACGGCGTTTTAACAAACGCCGTACTTAACAATGCATTTCCAGTTATGGTTCCAGTTGAACTAATCAATCCACCAGTTAATACATTTCCACCTGTAATGTTGGCCGCACTTGTGATAGTTGATGTAGCACTTATCAATCCAGCAGTTAATACGTTGCCACCAGTTATGTTGGCACTAGCCGATACCACCGATCCCAGTATGCTTGATCCAGTAATAGTACCAGTTGAACTAATCAATCCACCAGTTAATACATTTCCACCTGTAATGTTGGCAGCACTTGTGATAGTTGATGTAGCACTTATCAATCCACCAGTTAATACATTTCCACCTGTAATGTTGGCAGCACTTGTGATAGTTGATGTAGCACTTATCAATCCACCAGTTAATACGTTGCCACCAGTTATGTTGGCACTTACACTAACAACAGATCCTAAATGACTCGAACCGGTTACGGTGCCGGTTGAACTAACAAGTCCAGCAGTTAATACGTTGCCACCAGTTATGTTGGCACTTACACTAACAACAGATCCTAAATGACTTGTACCGGTTATAGTACCAGTTGAACTTATCAATCCACCGGTTAAAATGTTACCACCGGTAATGTTGGCTGCTGATGTTATGTTGGTAGTTGCTGAAATCAATCCGCCTGTTAATATGTTACCACCGGTAATGTTACCAGCTGTGGAGAATGAACTAACTATAATGGTACCAATAATATTGCCACCTGTGATATTACCGGTGGCACTGATTAAACCAGCAGTGCGTATATTACCACCAGTTACATTACCTATTGCACTGACGTATCCTGAGGCAGTTACATTTCCTGTAGAAAAATCACCAATGGTGATGTTGCCAAAAATATCTCCGTTTACATACAAATTACCAGCAATGCCCACACCGCCTGCCACAATCAATGCACCTGTTGTGTAACTGTTACTGGCAGTTGATGCAGCCACGTTGACTGTGTTTGTGTAGTAGTTTAAAGGACGATTCAAATCATATATGGTAATTGTGGTTCCAGAATCAACTGTGCTGAATTTGAAGTTGTATGTGCCAGTGGCAGCAAATGTAATCACATTAGCACTATAGCCTTGAATACCAGTAGTACCCAAGGTAACGGCCGCGGGCAGGGTCATGGTATAAGCAGTATTGGTAACAACTACATTGATAGTGAGCTCACCATAAGATCCTGACGCAGGCCAATTGCTAAACCCCAAGCTGAAATTGCCTGTGGGAGCAATGGTTTGATATTGTGAGGCACTGTAATCTAGTGTGATTGTGCCTGATGTGGCAGTTTGTGCAAAATACGTGTAGCTGACATCATTCAATTTCACAGCATAAATCAAATTGTCGCTCATGTTGTTGTCCAGCGTGGTTCCTGTTAACGCGGCTTTGAAAACACCGTTGTTTTCAAGATCAGTAATCTCTGTTGCGGCAGTTTGAAAATTGGTTTTAATAGCAGTAAAGTTATCTCTAAAGCCCTGGGTATTATTGGGCTGGCCTGCAACGGGGTACGTGCCGTCTATGTTATTGGGGTTAATTTGACTTGTCATAGGTGTTCCTGTATAATCATATTTATTAGAATACTAAAAGCACTAAATAATCCAAAGGCCCAAAGCGAATGCAGAAAAAGACCCGTAGTATACTAGAAGAACTAGACTCATTGTATGTGGAGCGTGATCGTCGATTAATAATTGAAACTCGTGCTGACAGCATTATCGCCAGTGCCGTAAGATTGATTGAGCAGATTGAAGCGGAGTTTGGGCCCGAGCAGGCTGACAATCTCACAAGAAAACTGCTCAATGCCATACGAACCAAAGATGCTGGAAAGTTTTCCAGATCTGTCAGGAGATCAACACCATGAATTTGCTAGAAGGTGGAAACGTATTTAAAAATGCAGATGGTACGCCGGTAACCCAGCGTATTAACCTAGCGGATATTCCAGGAACAGTTGCTTGGTTGGAAATGATCACTGGACTTGATCTCACTCTAGAAAAAGACACACAAGGTGTGCCACACAAGTGGTTGGGTTCCACTGGACGCAAAGCTGATTCTGGGGACATGGATCTTGCTGTGGACGCCAACGAAATTACCAAGCCCGAACTCAAAGGTATATTAGATGCCTGGGCCACAAAAAACAAACAAGATCCCAAGCAGTGGGTCAGACTCACTGGTGAAGCTGTACATTTTAAAACTCCCATACAAGGCGACCCCCGGCGTGGATATGTGCAAACAGACTTCATGTTCATGCCTGACATGAACTGGGGCACATTCTGGTTGGGCGGAGTTTCGGATTCCTCCTACAAAGGCATGTATCGCAACGTGCTGATGTCAAGTATTGCCAAATCACTAGGACTCAAAGCCAGTGCTAAAGGTATTATTAGCCGCCAGACAGAAAAGCCAATCACCGTGGATCCTGATCAAGCCGCAGGCATTTTACTGGGCCCAAACTACAATCGTAGCCAATTAAGTTCTGTGGAAAACATCTACAAGGCCTTGGCTATGGATCCTGAACGTGACGCCAAACTTGCAGACTTCCGTGAATATTTGTCCAAAGCCGGCATACAAGAACCTGACATGACCATGTCTGAAAGTGAATCTGGCTGGTTGGCCCGCTTGCGTGACCGCATTGTTA